GATGGGGCTGGCGATGGTCTCCCCCGCCGCCGCGTCGATCCAGGCGTAGGCCACCTCAAGCAGGCCGCCGTCGAAACCCGTGGCAGCCGGGGAGGGTGTCCCCAGCGTGGGCGCGGTGTCCGGATCGGCGATGGGCGTGCCGGTGGAGATGATGGCGGCGGTGCCGGCCGAGGTCTCCCGGCCCCACTCGTCCACCCAGGTCTGCACCACCTCCAGCGTGAGCCCGGCCGGCAGATAGCCGTCCTCGGCAGAGAGCCCCAGCGTGGGGCCAACGGCCGGCGGCGAAAGCAGCGCCGCACCATCGCGGGGGGCCTCGTGCAAGGCGGCCAAGAGGGCGTCGAGGTAGAGCTGATTCCAGTAGGGGAAGGCCCAGCCCTGGGCGGAGGAGGCAGGCCCACCTCCGGCCGGGGACTGCATCAGGGCCAAAAGGCCCAGCACATCGGTCCGCTCGGTTCGGTTCTCGGTCATCTATCCCATCCTTACGGCCGGTCCGGCGAAGACCACCGATATCAGGGCCTTGTAGCCGTCGCTGACGGAGCCCAGGGCGAAGGCCAGCACCTTGGCGCCGGTGTAGTAGCCCTTGCCGTCCTGGCGCCATTTCAGGCCCATGGGCAGGCAGGGGATCGACTCGTGCGTGTCGGGGTCGTAGTTGGAGGCCTCCTCGTTAAGCTGGGCCTCGCCGGTTTGGGCCAGGCGGAAGCTCCCGCCCACCAGGGCCGGCCGCTCGGTGAACTTGATGCGGCCGAAGTCGATCCACTCGCTGACCACTTGGCCGCTCGCGGCGGAGGCGGATTTGTAGGTGGCCACGAACTGGGCCTGGACCATGCAGTTGTCCTCCACCTTGGCGTCGCGCATGAGGCGCCCACGCCGCTCCTCTTCTCGTAGCTGGGCGAGGCCGGAGGAGGTAGAGGCGGCTGCGCCCCCCGGCCCCAGGTACTGGTCCAGCTCCACCTGGCTCGGCATACGGTCGATCATCAGAAGTCCCACCCTTCATCGCCCCAGGAGACAAATGACCGGGGCCCCAGGATCTCGATTTCGTAGCGGTAGAACTTGCCGGTCCACTCCAGGGTGCGACTGAGCTCGAAGGCGTGGTAGTCGAGGGGGCGGAGGACCTGCGATCCCTCGGCCGGCCCTCGCCAGCGCCCGGCGCCGGCCTCGAGGGCGATGCGGGACAGCCGCTCCCGGGCCAGGTTGCGGGCCAGCTCCTGGGTGATGACGTAGTCGCTGATCTCGATGCGCTCTTCCACCACCAGCTCGTTCTGGGCCCGGGCCAGGTACTCGGTGACCTCCACTGCCCGCGTGCCCCAGCCGAAGCCGCCACCGTCGAAGGTGCGCGTCTCGTCATTCCAGGTCCCGGGCGTGACCTTCCAGTAGCGCTCCGTGCCCACGATGCAGACGGCGTTGGCCTGGTAGATGGCGTCGTGCAGCTCCTCGTCCAGGACGGCCGCCGGCATGGGCACCGTGCGCCCCGGGCGGGCGTAGGTGTCCGACCAGTCGTAGACCACCAGTGTGCCGTTGCGGTTCAGGTAGCAGGAGGCCCCGCTCCAGGAGGCCACCTCCTTGCAGGCGGCGATGATGGTGGTACCCACCGGCTGGTATTCGGGGGCCATGACCGGCAGCGAGCAGCGGAAGCTGACGGGCAGCCCCACCCAGCCGCACAGCGTGCGGATGACGTCGGCCGCTCCTCCCACCGGGCGCCAGCCGCGACCGATGCCCCAGTATTCCCACTCGGTGATCTCCCCGCGAGTTGCCGCCTGGGAGGCGTCTTGGAGCATGGCGTCATAGGAGGCCTGGGCGCAGAAGCGAGGCGGGAAGTTGTCGGGTCCGATGTTGGCGGCGGAAATGGTGGAGCGGGCGGCCAGCCAGCCGCTGCGGCGCAGCCGGTACTCGTAGAGCGGGAGGTGCCCTCGGGCCCCGGTGTCGCAGCGGGTCCTCCAGGTGCGCTCGCCGCTGCGTCGCCGGACCACGTCGTCCACGTGCCAGTAGCCGGTGGAAACGCCGCCCTCGACCGTCTGCACGATCTCCCCCTTGGAGTGAGGCCCGTTGGGGGCCAAGCAGACGGCCGAGGCGGTGTCGTAGTCGGCGTTCAGGTCCTCCGTCGCCTGCAGGCTGATGAAGGCCTGGCCCGAGAGGTGGCAGTTGCTCCCGTTCAGGTTGCGGGAGAAGACCTGGCCCATGGCCTACACGCTCAAGCCGTCGACGGAGAGGGTGAAATCGGTCTCCCAGACGATTGCTCCATCCAGCTTGTATTGCGGCAGGCACTTGGCGGTGGCATCCACCAGCACGCCGGTGCGTCCGCCGTGAGTGACCGACTCCCCAAAGTTGGAGAGCGTGGGCTCGCTGTTCTGCCGCTGCATGATGCGGATGTTGAGGTCGACGTTGCCGGCATAGGTGATGGGGTTGCCGTTGATGTCCGGGAGCTTCTCGCTGGACGTGCGCCCGGACTTCTCGATTCCGTGGGTATGGACTGCCATCAGTCACCTCCGAGGATGGCCTCGTAGTCGTCAAAGGAAGCCCGGGATCGGGCCCAGGCCAGAGCCTGCTCGCTCAGCATCCGCCGCGTGGCGGGCTCATCGAGCAGGCGGGTAATCTCGTCCCCGAAGCGGGCGAGAGGGGCGTGTTGGGCGCCCTGTGGCGCCGTGGTGCGAAGCGTGAGCGATGGGATGCCGAGCGCTGCGGCCCGAAGCAGCGTGAGGTCGGACACCGTCTCGCCGTAGGCGCCGGTGTAGGTATCCAGATGCAGGAAGCAGCCCTCCGCCCCACGGCGAAGCTCGACCACCTGTTGGTCCGGAGATCCCTCCCCAGCCAGGAAAGTGTGGCAACGCCGAGCCCGGGCCCTGGAGCGCTCCTCGCTCAGCCCCTCAAAGAGCGGCCGGGAGTGAGCCAGCTGCACCTGGTGCAGCCGCAGGTTGCGCCGGTCCAGCAGCTCTCCCACTTGCCCTGCCACCAGCTCCCAGCCCGGCTTTTGCCGCCCGTCCGTCCACCAGAGCAGCGTGGGCGGATCCAGCATCTCCACCGGCTCCCAGCCGGAAAGCGAGATGCGGGTAGGGAGAGCCAGGGCGCCGGGAAAGGCTGCGGCCAGGGCGTCCGAGGCCACCACCAGATCGTCGGCCGCTTCCAGGGCCCGCCGGCAGGCCTCCAGGCGGTGGGTGTTGTAGTCGGCCCGCTGCCAGGGGTCCTCGGCCAGGTCGCAGATCACTCGCTTCCCGCGAGCCTTCGCCTTCTCGGCGAGTTCTGCGGCCGCGTAGCCGGTGGGCTGGTAGAGCCAGAGCACGTCGCTCGACAGTACCTGCGCCTCCGCCCGAGGGTCCTCGACAAAGAGCGCAGGCGCCCGCAGCGCCCTGGCGGGCAGAAGCACCCGCCAGTAGGCCTCCGGGGTGTCCTCATGCCCTACGATGAAGCAGGGTTTAGGCAAGGGTGCGGTCCTCCACCGTCTGGACGGTGAAGGCGTCGTCGGCCGTGCCGCCGGTGATCTCCACGGCGGTGACGTCGACGATGCGGTCCGCCGCCGTTCCCAGCTCGATGGTGGCGTCGTTCAGGGTGTTCTCCGGTATGGTGCCGGTCACCTCGACCTCCTCCCCGTCCTCGTCGAGGCAGGTGATGGTGAGGCCGATGGCCACCGCCCCGATGGCGTGCGTGGTCTTGACCGAGATCTGGGCGCCGCCGTAGAGGGTAGTGTCCACCGCGTCCCCGTCGGTGAAGGTGCCGGCGCCCGAGCCGGTGACCGCGAAGCTGCCCAGGGCAGTGGCCGGCGGAAACACGTTGGCAGGCAGGAGCGCGGAGTTTCCGCCCTGCCGGAAGTAGTAGTGGACGCGATCCGATCCCAAGGCCAGCCAGGTGTTGACATCCTGTCCCAGGTGTCTCGTCACGGCGGCGTTGAAGGTGGAGAAGAAGGTGGCCAGGTTGCGGGTGTAGCCGATCTGGGTGCAGACTTCGATGGCGGCGTCGATGAGGTCGGCCGTGAGCTGCGCCTCATCCGGCATGGTGAAGGCGGTGATCTCGTTGCGGGCGTCGGCCGCATAGTCTGCCACCGTGCCCGGCGTGTCCTCGTCGCCGATGGCGTCGATCATCTCGCGGATGGCCTGGGCGTAGCAGTCGGTGAGGGCGATGTACTCGGCCTGGGTGAGTTCACGTTGGGCGGGCATAAGCCACCTCCAGGAGGCTAGTAATTGCTGGGGGAGTAGCTCTGGGCGTCCTTAACCTGGACGGGCGTGGAGCCCTGGTTGTCGATGGTGATCTTGTTGTTGATCGTTAAGGCGCCACCACCGCCCGTTGCGGCAGCGACCGGAGACCCCACGGGAATGGATCCACCTCCGCTGCGGCGGGTCACGTCGGCGCCGTCCTCGTGGGCCTTGGCCACATTCGCCGCGATGTTGTAGGGATAGGGCAGGAAGTCCTCCACCCCTAGGCCGATAAAGCCGCCCACCTTCCCGGCAACGCCTGCGACTCCGCCGACCAGCCTAGGCAACCAGTCGGGGATCGCATCGCCGATCGACCGGATACCCGCGATGAGCGTAATCAGGGCAGGAATGGCCGTTTCGCCCACTGCCGCCCCCAATTCGGCCATTTGGCCCGAGAGCATCCTGATGTTGGCCGAGAGGCCTTCGTCATCCTCGGCGGCCCCCATGACGTCCTTGGTCTGGCTCAGGACTTCTTTGTAGCGGTACTGGGCCTTCTCCAGGTCGGAGAGCTTCTCCCAGGTGTCCTTGAGCGAGCCGTCGAAAGCGATGTTCTTCATGTAGGTGTCGTTCAGGGTGAGCCCCAGGCGCTCCGAGGCCTCCGCCTCGCCGCGAACGGCAGACTGTAGGCGCTCCATGGCGTTCGAGACATTCCGGATATCCTCGTAGGGCGAGGTGGCGGCGAGGTCCGCAGAAACCTTGATCAGCTCCTCGATCTGCTTCTCCTGCAGCCCGTAATTCGCCACCAGGGTCTTACCGATGAGGGAGGCCTGCATGAAGTCGGAGGCCAGGAAGCCGGTCTGATCGGAGAGAGCCCGGGCAGACGCCACAAACTGCTGGGCGTTGGTGCCGTAGGCCCGGCCCATGAAGTCCTCGTACCTCTCCTGCTGGGCTGCCTTCCCGATGGTGCCGGCCACTGCCCCTGTCACCATGGGTGCCGCATACATGGCGACGCCTCCGACAGCACCAGCCACACCGGCCAGGCCCATGGCTTTGCCGGTCAGGATTCCCTCCATCCCCCCCGTCTTGGCGGTGTTGAATTGAGAGAGACTGCTGGCCATCTGCGCACGCAGCGAGGCGATCTGGGCCTCCGCCGGCTTGGTGTTGAGTTTGGGGGTGATGGGGACATCGTCCAGACCCGTCAGCGCTGCCCGCATGGCTGCGGCCCGCCCCATGGCCCGCGTCGTGTCGAGCTCCATCCGGACCGTGGCCGGGGTGCGGGCAAGCTCGGAGTTGGTCTGCTTGGCCCTCTGTGGAATCTCGCGGAAGGCGGAGGTATCGACCGCCACCCGTCCCAGTATGTCGAAGACCTCGTCGGGCACGGCTGCCTCCTAGATGGTGAAGTGGGAATCCTGGGAGAGGTCGCCCGCCGATTCGTCCTCCGGCTTCTCGCACATAGCAACAAGCTCCCAGGGGAGCAGCCAAGCGAGATCCGCGAGCCGATAGCCCAGGACCTGCGCTATTCGGAGCACTCCTCCCCAGTCGGCTGACCGCTCCCCCTTGTAGGGTCCGGCTCCCTCTTGGGGACTTCCACCCAGGCCTTGGCCAGGAGGTTGAGAAGCTCCAGGGGGTGGTAGTGGTCGAGCAGTTGGCGCAGAAGGTCGTCGCTTATGACGTGCTTCTCGTCGGTGGCGAAGAGTTGCCGGCGGCGCTCCCCTGCTTCAAGTGCCACGCGGAGCAGACAGAGAATGTCCTCCTCGGAGAGGCCGGCCATGTCCCAGCCCTGGGCGAAGGCCTCGGTAAAGGTCTGGCCTCGGTGCTCCGCCCAGCGTTTGACCGCCAGACACGAGAAGCAGAGCGGGTAGGCGACACCGCCGAAACGGATGGTGTGCATCTCCACCCGTGGTTCCAGAATGCCAGGTTGCTCGGTCATGCCAGCCTCCACAGGGCGAGTACGCAGATCCAGTCGGCCGAGTCGCCGTCCTTGCGCCGCAGATCCGGGGCGGGGTCGGTGTGGATCCGCCAGCCGCCGTCGGTCGTCCCGGCCCGGTCGGTGAGGGTGAGCGTCTCCTGCGAATCGCGCCAGGCCTCGATCTGCTGGACTTCTGCCAGGCTCGCCAGGCGGCCCTTGACCGCCATAAGCTCGAGCTGGTCCTGCTCGGTGTAGACCACCGGAGCCCCGGTCACATCGAACTGGAGGTCCAGCGGTGTCCTGTACTGCGCCCGGGCTTCCTCGGCCTCGAGGAAGGTCACGATGTCGCCGTCGCGAGAGAGCGTCACGTCCGCCATCAGAGGTTCACCTTCACGTGGTAGTAGGTAGTCACGCGCCAGGCCCGGGCGATCTCATCGAACCAGGGCTCTCCACCACCCGCCCGCTCGCAACGCTCCACCTTGGAGCGGTAGAGCGTGCTGGGGTTGGTGGGGTCGGCCACGGTGAGGGTTTGATCGCGCAGGCTGCCGAAGCGGGTATCGAGCAGGGCGAAGGCTTCCATGCCCAGCTCAAGTGCTACGTCCCGGCGCTCGGCCCAGGCGTCGACTTGCATACGAATCTCGTCCGCCTGTATGGCAGCATCGGTGCCCAGCGGACCGAGTCCCGCCTCCTGTGCCACCAGGAAGGGCCACACGCGGCTCTCGGGCACCTGGACGTAGACACGGGCCCCGGCCAGCGTTGCGCCCGCCCGAAGCCAATCTCGCAAGGCGTGGGCCAAGTGGGCGTGCGGCCAGTCGATCGTCGCCATCAGGCCACCTCCCGCACTTTCTGTACTGCGGCCTTGCAGCCGGCCAGAAGCTCCTGCTTGATGAATGGCACGGAGGATCGCCAGCCCGGCCCCAGGAACGGTTGCTTCTCACCTGTCACCCGCACGCCAGCTCGGGGCTTACCGCCGCCGGGAGGCGTCAGGTGCATGTGGCCGTTTGCCCCGGTCGAGTAGAGCTTCTGGCCCTTGGGGACCTTCCAACCCCAGGCTCGCCGGGCTTGCAGGTAGAGGCCGGGGGCGATGGCGAAGGGTACGAAGTGTGGCACGGTGCCCTTTTCCACGAACTTGGCATAGAGCAGGGTGGAGCCCACGTAGCCCACCAGCTGCTTGCCCACGCGGGCCACCCGGGTACCGATGGAGTTGAAGAGCGCCCCGGTGTTGTAGATGCCCTTCTCGCGGATGGTGCGCTTCACTTGGCCCTCGGTGTGGAGCACGCAGCGTTCCAGCCGCAGGCGAAGCTCCTGTTCCAAGATATCGGGCATGGCCTGGAGCTTGGCCAGGCTGGCAGCAGAGATCTGGAAGTCGATCTTGGCCGCCGGCTTCATCGCGTCACCCGCTTCAGCTTGAGTACCATGGCCGTCGGCCCCAGGCGGACAGGCGGCACGATGGAAAACTCGAGCTCCGGGGAGAGAGCGACTCCGGCCCGGCGGAGCACGCGGATGCGGTCCTGTTCGGTCAGACGCTCGCCGATGGGTAGGCGCAGCGTGCCATCCACCTCCACCGGCAGCCCGTCCACGCCGGTGTACTCGCTCCCGCCCGGCTCAAAGCCGCAGGGGATCTCCGGCCCGTCCACGTACTCGTTCCTGCCCTCGCCGTAGCTGTCCAGAGCCACGTCGCGGCGGACGATGCGGCAGGTGTCGGGCAGGTACATCTCCTGCGTGGCCCGAAGCGCGGCCAGCTCGACGTCGGTCAGCATCAGTCGTCCTCCGGCAGGTTGCCGATCCAGATGAAGTCCTGGGCCCGGCTCTCACTGGGGTGCTTGTGCAGCGTGGTCGAGGTGGGGGTGCGCCGGGCCCGGTGGTAGTGGGCCTGCTTCAGCGCGTTCTCGTACAGCTGGTTGCGGCTGAACGAGGCGCCGTCGGCGTCGAAGTCCATTGCCGTGGCGGCCAGCGCCGCCGCTTTCTGGTCCCAGATCTCCGCCGCAGCGGCGTGCAGGTCGTAGGTCGGGATCCACACCTCGTTGGCCTCCCGGGTGGGAGGAGTCGTGGCCGAGTCATAGCTCCACGGCTCCTCCCCACAGGCGTCCAGAAGGGGGTGGTCCTCGATCTTGCCGGTCAGGTAGGCGGTGGTGTACACCGCGTCGCCCTCGGCCAGCCCGCACATCAGCCGAAGCTCAGTGATCTGGGCCGCCGAGGCGGCCACTGCTTACTCCTCGTCCGTGGTGCGCTGGTACTCCACGTAGATCCGGCCCCGGAAGTCGGCGCAGGCCGCCGAGCCGGTGGCGTTCAGCACCTGGTTGGCGCCCCACACGGTGCGGGCAGCCTCGGCGGCATAGGCGAGCCCGTTGTAGGCGAGCCCGGCGATGGCGCCGTTGATGGCGACTGCGGAGAGCTGGTCGCTGTTGTCGGCCCCGGCCGCCCCGAAGCCGACGTTGATGTTGGCGGCCCCGCCCGACGGGGTGATGACGTACAGGAAGCAATCGGTGATGATGAGGTCCTGGCCCTCGGGGTTGGCGATCTCGCCCAGGCCGCCGTTGCTGGGGATCGCCTGGCCGGTCAGGTCAAGCGTGAAGGAGCCGTAAGCCATTACTGCCTCGCTTTCGAGATGGGGTGAAGAGGCGGGCGCCCTGGGAGAGAAGCAGGGCGCCCGCTCGGCAGGGGGGGGAATCAGACGCCGTAGTAGATCACAACCGGAGTGCCGTTCAGCGCACTGGTGAGGTCCACGGTGTTGTCTTCGAGAGCAGTCGTGCTGAAGGTCACCGCCGGACCGGCTGCCTCGCGCACGCCGTTCAGGGTGGCGAAGATCACGCTGTTGCAGGGGAGCAGGTCTGGCAGGCCGATGATGTCGCCGAAACCGACTGTGACCTTGTCATTGGTTTTCTCGGCTCCGTCGACCGCCCAGCCGGCCCCGGTGATGCTGGTGAGGGTACGGAAGGCCTTGGTTCCGGCCACGGTGGCGCCGTCGTTGGGAGTCAGCGTCTCCGTGATGGCGTTGCCGGCCAGGTCGGTGCCGACCACCACGACGGTGCCGTTGGTGTCCTCGGTGCCCACCGCCGTCTGGGTCACGGTCACGTTGCGGGCGCAGTTGCCGGGCATGACCGTGTTGGCGAGCGTGTAAGCGCCCACCTTCATGTCCACCGAGACAACGAAGTAGTCCACATCGGCCGTGGCCGCCTCAGCGGCGGTAAGCGCGTAGCGTGCTCCGAAGAACTGCTGGGTGTAGAGGCCCAGCACGTCCGACTGCATGTTCCGGGCAGCCGGGACGTTGGGATTGAAGGGGAAGAAGCTCATGTCCTACCTCCTCTTAGGCGGTGAGGACGGCGAAGGGGAACCGGGTGGCCGCGTTGGTGTTCATGCGGTTGATCGGATTCGGCAGGGCGAAGCCGATGCGCATGACGGCCCGCAGCGCCACCATGTCCTGCTGGGCCAGGTTGTAGACGATGTTCCCACCGGCGTCGGTGATGACCGCTTCGGTCAGGATCTTGTACGTCATGTCCTGGCGCACGGCGTAGACCAGCTGCTGCCAGTCGCCGGAGATCTGCAGGGCCTGGGCCACCTGCCAGGAGCCGTCCTTGGGGAAGTAGATGGGAGCGCCGTCCACCTCGTACTGGCCCCGATCCTGCATGGAGCGCAGGAAGATGGGCTGGCCGCCCACGTCGCGCACGTTGCGGTAGCGGCCCTTCATGGCGATGGAGGCCGCATGCCCGGAGGCGTCGAAGCCGTCCGCCTCGAGCAGCATGAGCAGACCGGCCACGCCCGCTGCGGTCTCACCCAGCACCGCCTCGTAGAGGTCGGTGTAGTTGGCGAGGGAGATGGTGTTGCCTGCCGCCGTGGATCCGGCCACGATGCCCGCAGCACCCATGTTGGTGGTCCAGGTGGCCGGGATGCTGGTGCCGAAGAGCACCGCCCCGTTGATGAGCGCCTGGAAGGCCCGCTCCAGCTCCGGCTTGACCTCGCCCCAGATGTCGTAGTCGGTGTCGTCCAGCACCGCCTCGGGGATGGGCACGATGGCCGCGATCTCCTCGGCGTCGATGAAGCGGTTGGCCCAGTCCAGCTCGGTGGTCTGCTTGAGGCCGGTGTCCCCGGTCACGAAGTAGGCCTGCGCCAGAGCGTTGGCCACCGGCATGCGAGTCTGGGCCCGGTTCATGTTGGGCAGCCGGCGGGCCAGGCGGAGCAGCCAGGCGGTGTCGGCCACGTTCTTGATGATCTCCTTGGAGACGTCCTCGGGAATGAGGGATGCGGCGTCGCCGCGATCGATGAGCCCGTTGTAAGGCATGTGCTACCTCCAATTGAAAAAGGCCCGGGGTTTCCGGGCCTTCTCGGTCGTGCTGTGGGGTTGTGTATCCGGTGGCTACCTGCCGGCGGCCCTCCGGATAAAGTCGTTCATGCCGCCAGCCCCGGCGGCTGGGGTCTGCGTCCCGCTTCCGGCGTTGTTGCGGGTTGCGGGGGTCTGAGCGAAGAGCTCCGGGTAGTCCTTCTTCATCCTGTCGAAGTCGATCCGCCCCCTGGCGTCAATGAGCCCATCAAGTCGGGCCACCTGGTAGGCCAGACGCAGGTTACGGATGCCGCTGTCGTGGGCCTTCTCGTAGAAGTCCGCCTTGACGTTGGCGTCCGACAGGTCGTCCGCCAGCTTGGTCAGCTGCCTCTCGGCGTCGCTGCCCTTGTCTGCCTTCCCGGCCAGCTCGCGGATCTGCTTCTCCATCTCCTTGCGGCTCCCCCGCTCGGAGTCCAAGGCACCCTTGAGGCCCTTGACGTGGTCATCGAAGAGGCCGCGGACAGTCTCGTCCTGCCCCTTCAGGTACTCCTCAAACGAAGAAGGCGACCCTTTCGAGTCGCCCTCATTGCCCTCGCCCGTCCCCGGGGTCGGTGTATGGTCGTCAGGCATCTCGCCCTCCTAGTCGTCTTTCGGTGGCCCACCCAGGTTCTTACGGTGGCGCTCGGCTGTCCCGTCGGTCTTCTCCCGCTCCCAGCGTTCAGCATCCTCGGCCCAAGTGGGGTCGGGCTCGCGCTCCTTCGGGTAGTCGTCGCCGAAGTAGCGATACTGAATGCCGTGATCACCGGGGCATGGCTTCCTGTGATCCCAGTGACCAGCGGATATCTCCTCGGGGATCCCGTCTGGGTATGCCCGGCAACAGTTGCCCGGCCGCAGGTGAGAGCAGCCCATGCACAGCAGCACGCTCTCCTGCATGTAGTTGAAGGTGGCCGGATTATCTTCTCGGGGCTTTTCTGGCATTCCTGCCCTCCTCGACGATCTCGACTTCGACTTCCAAGAGGTTGCCTACGGTCTTGGCATCAAGAACCCGGTATTGGGTATCGCGGTCCAGCAACCATTCTCCCTCATAAGTGGAGTTGCGATGAGGCTCGATCCAGATACCAGCCAGGCCTTTGCGGCCCCGTATCTTCCACTTGATGTCTCCGTGCCACGTCCAGTCCGGGTAGACAGAGGCACTCGTGAAGCTCGAATCCTTGTACACCATGCCCACGAGGCCGGAGCACTTCTCCGGGTGGCGAATGAAGTCCTTGACGTCAAGCTTCACGTCGCCCAGGAAGGACTCGGTGTACCGAAGTAGGGTTGTGTTTTGGTGCAGACGACCCGCCTTGACAAAGCTCTCGTCCAGGCTGTCGATGTAGCTGACGAGGGTGCTGCCGACACCGGGCAGTGTATGAACGTCGCGGCCCTTGGCCTTTCTGAGTAGTCCGTTGATCCCGCCGTAGCCGGATGCCTTGTAGCTCTTGACGGCGTTCTTGACCTTGGTTCGCTTGGTTTCCTGTGGCCACATGCGGGCCACCACATCGTCCTGCGTTCCGTATTTCGTCACGAAGTGGTCATGAGCCGTCTTCCGGTTGCCACCGAAGTCCGTGGCGGGGGTGAATGGCTTAACCGGGCCCAGCTTCTTGAGAGCTGCGGCTTGGGCGGCCTTAGCCTGGGCGACCGCAGCTTCCTGCGTCTTGGCATAGTCGATGAGCGCGGCGCGGCGCTTCTTGACCGTCTTGGCCAGGTCCTCCAGGCCGCTGCCAGCGAAGGCCTTGTCGATCTTGCTGTCAGTGAGGGCTTCGAGGCGAGCCCGGCTCCGGCGCCAGTCGTCCTCGCCCATGTTCGACCAGAGGCCGGTCGAGTCGTATTGCAGGAGAGAGTCAAGGTCGGGGATGGGATCGGCTTTGTAGGGCTTGGGGCTGGTGGCCTTCGCCCGGTAGGTGAACACGGCGCCGCAGTCAATGGCCGCCGGCTTGCCGTGCAGCTCGTAGTAGTTGTCGCTCTTGTTCCAGTCCCGGTCGGCCAGGAGCGCCACCGAGAGCAGCGTGTCCTTGGTGTGGGGCTGGGGGTTACTGATGTCGGCGGCCTTGGCCCCGACCAGCTTCTTGCCCGCCTGCCAGAGCCGCCCCCGCTTGTCGGAGAGGAACGCGCTCTCTGGTGTCTCGAAGCCCATGGCCCCGTAGAGGGAGCGGGCCACCACTTCGGCCTTGGCCTTCTGCGGATCGTCGTAGCGCTTCGCGTACCACTCGGAGCCGTCCGGCGCTCGAAACCAGCCGCCCTCGTTGGAGCCTGCCTGGGCCCCGAACTTCGTCCAGTCCTCCAGTTTGGCCTTGGGGGCAAAAGAAACCGCCGGTTCCTTGGAGGCAACCGGCGGCGCTTTCTTCTCGGTCTTGGCCTTGGCGGGGGCCTTGGCTTTGGGAGGTGGCTTGGGTGGGGGCTCGGCTGCCACCTCTGGCTCAAACCCGCCCTGCTCGGCGAAGGCCTTGACGTACTCCTTCAGCTTGGCCTTGGTGCAGATCCCACCGTTCTCGAACTCTCCGTTCGGGGCGCTCAGGGAGACGCCGTACTTGCCGTTCGACAGGGGTTGGATGGTGATGTATCCCTCAGGGGAGGTGATCTTCACCCCGGCGACGGCTGGATCCGGCACGACTCTGAAGCCAGGCGCCACCTTGGCCTGATCGAACCAGGCCGGGAGCACCTTGGGCTGCATATGGAAGTGAGTTTTCATCACCTCCTGGATGGCGGCGTCGAGCAGGCCGGGCGCGACCTTCACGGGTGCGGCCATGTAGTGATCGCTAGCGTCCTTGGGCGTGACACCCCAGCCGGTGTCGGTCTTCTTGACGATGATCTTGCCCCCGCCGGGTACGCTCAGATAGGCCTGGTCGGCGATGTAGCTGTAGTCGGGTGTGAACCCCTCCAAGTAGCCGCCCGGCCCAAACAGCTCGGGATTCATCCAGGGGGGCATCGCCCCCGTTGGGAATTGCGGTGCCGACGGTGCCGGCGGAGCCGCAGCCTTGGGCTTCTTGGCTGTGGTCTTTGGAGTGGGTTTGGGAGCAGCCTTGACCGAGGCCGGCGCCTTGGGTTCCAGGTGCGGCGGGATCTCGCCCTTCTCTTTGAACAGCTCGAGCAGCGCCGGAGCCGGAGCGTCCAGGCCCTCGCTTTGGAGGGCCGTCTTGAGCTTGGTCGCGACCAGGAAAGAAAGCGAGTCCGGGTCGGGCAGGTCCCCGTTCCAAAGCGTCTTGAGCGTCCCGCCGGGCTGCTGGTAGGAGAGCTTCACGGTTAGGCCACCGGACATCATCAGGGTATCCGCCTCGACGAGCCAGCTGCCGCCGTTGATGTCCTTCATGAGCCACTTGGGGTGGTCGGGGTCCGCTACGGCATGGACGACACTCAGCTTGTTGCCGATTTCGGCCAGGACGGGCATTGGGGCGCCAGTAGGAACAGGTGCCGCAGAAGCTGGTTCGGAGGCCGCTGTGCCGATCGTGGGGGCTTTGGGCGGAGGTGTGGGCGTAACCGCAGGAGCGCCCGATGGGTCCTCGCCCCAGACCAGCTTGTAGGCGGCCCGGGTCGCGGCGTCCTTGGCCTCTCCCATCTTCCCGGCGACGGTGAACTCGACTGTCTCGCCGGTCGCCTTGTCGGTGAGGGTGACCTTGTACTTCTTGCCCTGGTAGAGCAGTGAGCCGTCAACATCCGGGTGCGTCAGGTAGGTCAGATTGCCGTTGGTGGGAGACTTCTGGAATGTCGCTCCCGGGGCGAAGCCGTCCCAGTCGTGCGCCGGAATGTCGATGTCGACAACGTCGGCCAGGGCCCCGAATCCACCCCTTTTCATCCAGGCCTTGTAGGTAGCGATCTCCTGGGGCGTGTAGCCGAGCAGCTCGGACATCTGCGTCGTGCCGTACCCGCCGCCTGCTTTGAAGTAGGCGATGAGATCGGCGGCGTCTGCCTTGTTCTTGGCGAAGATGCTCTTGCCATTGACCGTGCCGGTCCAGAGCCCTGCGGCCTTGGCGTCGATCATGTCCTGGCCGCCCGCACTCTCCATGCCGACCTTGAACTTGCCATCGATGACGTCTTGGAGCGTATGGGTTGCCTGCACGACCTGGGCCTTCAGCTCCTCGAGTGTCGGCTCCTTGGGCTTGGGCTTGGGCGCGGGCTTCGCCACAGGCGCGGCAGGCGCCCCCACGTCGGCCTCCTGGCCGTAGCGCAAGGCGTAGGCCTCCTTCTCGACCTGGGCCTTCACGTCGGCGATCTTTCCGGCGATCTTGAGGGTCTTGGTCTTGCCGTCTTTGGTTTGCAGCTGGACCTTGTAGCCGGTCTTGCCCTGGTAGGTGAGGGTCCCCGTGACCTCGGGGTGCTCGAAGATGGTTTGGTTGCCGTTGCCCGGATTCTTGTGGAACTTGCCCCCGGCGGCGAAGTCATCAAAAGCAGGTGGCGCCGGAGGCACGACCACGCGGGCCAGCTTGGGCTTGGCCAGCTGCTCCTTGATGTACTTGATGGAGGCAGGCTCGACGCTCTTGCCCCAGACCTTGCTGCGGCGGACGCGAACG